AGAACTAATGTACAAGAAACTAGTTTGTCATCTACTAATAGATGGATGAAATCTAGTCAAGTAGGTAGAACAATGTTTCAGTTTATGAACTTTACTCTAGGTTCTTTAGAACAACAAACTCAAAGATTAGGAGTTAGAATAGCTAATAAAGATGCTACAGTAGCTAAAGTTTTGTTATCTGCTGGATTTATGGGTGGTCTTATGTATATAACTAGAACACAACTTAATGCTATAGGACGTAGTGATGCTGATGAGTATATTAAAGAACGTATGTCACCAGCTAATTTAGCAGGAGGTATTCTTGCACAGATAGGTGCTGCAAGTATGTTTACTTATATTTACCAATTAACTACAGGTGCTATGTCTGGTAATTCTTATGCAATAACTCCCCCTGCTATATCTATAGTTCAAAACATAGCAAGTAGTGCAGCTAATATTGCAGAAGGAGATATGACAGAAGCTGAGTATAGAAAGCTTTTAAGGATAGCTCCCCTTCAATCTTTATACGGAGCTAGACAAGCAATTAATGCAATAGCCAACAAGTTTGCTAACTAAAGCTAAAGTTACAACATTAATAACGAGGAACACATATGCCATTATCATACAAGAACTACACAGGAAATAATAGTACCACTACTTTTAGTATCCCTTTTACTTTTGCTGCAACTAACGAAATTAGTGTTACAGTTAATGGAGTAGCTCAGTCAAATTTATCTTTTCCTTCTTCTTCACAAGTACAATTAACCAGTGCTCCTGCTAGTGGGGCTGTTGTACAACTTAGACGTACAACTAATTTAGCATCACGTGCAGTAGACTTTGCATCTGGTTCAGTGCTGACAGAAGAAGACTTAGATAACTCTAATATACAAATCTTTCACTCATCTCAAGAAGCTGTTGATTTAACTGATGACTCAGTTAACTTAGGTACAGATGATAAGTGGGACATGGAAAGTAAAGTTGTTAAAAATGTTGCAAACCCCACATCTGCTCAAGATGCTGCAACTAAGAATTACCTTGAAACTGTTTGGTTATCTCCTGCTGATAAAACAGTTATAACTAACGTAAACAATAATATAACACCTATTACTAATGTGAATAATAGTTTAAGTGTTATTACTGCTGTTAATAATAATGCATCAAATATTAATAGTGCTTCAGCTAATGCAACACTTGCAGAAAATTATGCAGTTAAGGTTGATGCTGCAGTAGAAGCATCCCCAAACAGATATTCATCTAAAGCTTGGGCAATTGGTGGTGTTGGTGTAACAGATGTAGCAGGATCAGGTTCTGCAATGTCTTGGGCAGTGGAAGCAGATACAGTAGATGGATCAGAATTTTCATCAAAAGTATATGCAGGTTCAGGTTCTACGTTAAATGTAGGTTCAGCTAAAAACTGGGCAATTGGTGGTGGAGATAGTTTTGCAACTAGTACAGCAGTAGGAACTACTGGAGAATACTCTGCAAAATACTGGGCTGGGCAAGCAGCTGCATCTAAGACAGAATTTTCAAATGTTTATCAAGGAACAGCATCTACTGATCCAACAGGTGGTAGTGTATCTGCAGGGGATTTATATTTTAATTCAAGTACTAACAGACTTAAATTTTACAATGGCTCAAATTGGGCAAACATTGAAGCTACAGACACAAGTTCTTTTGCAAGTAATGGGTTTTCAGTAGCAATGGCAATAGCCTTATAGGAGTATAATATGGCACAAAATTTTAAACAAATAAAGATGAGAAACGTAGGTGCAACTCCTGTTGATATACCTGATAATGCAAACTTTCCTACTGGCTTTCATACAGTAATTGGTATGAACTTGGCTAATACTACAACTTCTGCTATAACAATATCAGCTTATATTAAAGCTACAATAGGAGGAACACCATTAGATTTTTATATTATTAAAAATATGACAGTCCCAAGTGGTTCTGCTTTTACACACGACTCTAAGATTGTGATGTTAGCTGGAGATAGATTGTATTTTGTAAGTGATACAGCAACATCATTAGACGTAGTTGTAAGTTATGTACAAAACATTAGTGATTAGGAGTAAGAAATGCCTTTTATAGGAAACACACCAAGTGTAAACTTTACAAGTTTTGCTAAACAAGATATAACTGGTGTTACTGGTAGCCCTGCTAAAAGAGGATTTACCTTAACCCATGCAGTAGCAAATGCAAATGAGATTGAAGTCTTTGTAAACAACGTAAGACAAGAGCCAACAGAATCCTATACAGTAAATGGTACTGGATTAACCATGTCTGGTGATGTTGAAACTACAGATGACTTTTACCTTATCTACTTAGGCAAAGCCATACAAACAACAGTTCCACCTGATGGCTCAGTAAGCACAGCAAAGATAGCTGATAATGCAGTCAACTTAACATCTAAGGTTACTGGTGTATTGCCCTCTTCTAAAGGGGGAACTGGTCATTCAGCTGTTATAGCTTTTGCTTGTAAAAAAAACTTACCCTCTGCAGCAGCAGACAACTCTACTAATGACACTATAGTTTTTAATCAAGTCCAACTTAACATTGGTAATGCTTATAATAGTTCCAATGGTAGGTTTACTGCTCCAGTAGCAGGGATTTATTCTTTTTCTTTTTTTGCTGTGACAGCAGGGGCTAGTGGAGGAGCACAGCCTGCTAATTCTTCAGCCCTTGCTTATTTTTACAAGAATAATGCAGATGCTGGGTTTGGTCGTATGCAATCTAGAGTAAATGTGCAAACTAGTTATGCAAATATTGCTGGAACTATAGCTATATCACTTGCAGTAAATGATTACGTTAATATTCATGTTGCATCACAGTTTATTTTAGTAGCACACAGCCAACATTACAATCAATTTAGTGGTCACTTAATAGGAGTTGCATAATGGCATTAAGCAAAATTCAATCTGAGTCAATGAACTTAGCAGATACCTTTGCATTTAGTGGTACTGTTAGTGGTGTTGGAACACATCAACTGTTAAGTAGTCAAACTGCATCAAACTCTACTGGAGTAATATTTAATAGTTCTTTGATAACAAATGCTTATGATAATTATTTATTAATGGGTAGCAGAATTTCAGCAGCTACAGATACAGCCCACCCTTTACTGTTTTACTCTATTGATAATGGAACTAGTTTTGATTTAGATACAAGTTCAGCAAGGTTTTATTTAAGACTTCAAGGTGCTGCGTCTGGACACGAACAAGAAAACTTAGATACTTCTATACAAAGAATAGGGTCAAGTTCTTCTAATGTTGATGTTGAAACTGGACAATTTTTTATATATTTACAAGGCTTTAGGTCAAGTACTCAAAAGACTACTCATGGTACATATACAGGCACTCATTCAGGAGGAGCTTCTGATGGATATTCATGGAGAGTGGGTGCAAGAATTGTAACAACAAGTCCAATTAACTATGTGAAGTTTGATTTTAGTGCTGGAAACTTTGATGGAAATTTTAGTTTGTATGGAATAACGTCTTAGGAGATTATAATGGCAAGGCATAAAATGGTAAATGGTGTGAAAGTAAATTTCACAGCAGAAGAAGAAACAGCAAGAGATACATTAGAACAATCATGGACTAATGCTGCTCCTGCTAGACGTATGGTAGACCTACGACAGAAAAGAGATGAACTACTAGCAGAAACAGATTGGATGGGTAATCAAGACTATTCGATTACAGATGCTTGGAAAACATACAGACAAGCCTTGAGAGATATAACAAGTCAAACACCTAGTGATGATGCCTTGAGTAACATCACTTTTCCAACGAAACCAAGTTAAGGAGTATGCCATGCCAATGATCGGCAATCAAATTACACAAGGAGCGTTCTTAGAGCTTGATGCTTTGAGTGCTAGTGCCACCGCAAACTACACACTTAAGTTAAATTCAGCTAACTATTCTCCAGAGAGTGTGAACAATCTCCTGGTTAGTATTAATGGAGTTATCCAAGGTAGTTCAACCATGTCGCTCAATGGTGCAGTTCTCACAGTTGGTGCAACACTATCAGCTTCAGATACAATTGATTTTGTCAGGGTGTTTGGCAATGTAGGTACTATTACAACACCGACTGATGGCAGTGTGACTGCTAATAAAATTGGAACTGGTGCAGTAACAACTGCAAAGATTGCGGATGATGCTGTAGTTTTAACTAGTAAAGTAAGTGGTGTTCTTCCAGTAGCCAATTCGCAAGCAAATACTCCAGCATTTAGAGCCATTAGAACTAGTGCTTTAGCACAAACTCAAAATCAACAAACTCTAATGCTATACAATGCAGAACAATATGATACTCACAATGCGTACAATGTGTCTAATGGTAGATTTACACCTGGAGTAGCAGGAAAATATTTCGTTAATATGTCGATTGGTATGGATGGTTTGGGTGCAAGCAATACATTGCAATTAGTA